AATATGTGACGTGGATGACTATTGGTTTTTGCCTAAACATCATTCACTTTACAATTACTATATTAAAACAAATATGTCAAAGTGCATCCAAGCTAACATTCAATTAGCTGATGTAGTATGGACGACGACAAAAAGACTGCAAAATGAGATTGCAAAAATTAACCCAAATGTTCACATAGTTAAAAACTGCTTAGATACAAATGAAAGCCAATGGGATAAAACAGATGTCACTGACTCTTTTATGTGGGCTGGAGGTGTTACTCATAAGCGAGATTTAAAGATATTGCAAGGGCAAGTTGATACTATTGATTTCACAATTTACGGATATTTACCAAAATTTGATTATATGCCTAAGATGTTTCCAAAGGCAACATTGAAACCTTTTGAGCCATTGCAAGAATACGGCAACACCTTTAATGCTCACGGTATTGTATTAATTCCATTAATCGAAAATCAATTTAATTCTATGAAGTCAGAATTGAAACTAATTGAAGCAGGGCAAAAAGGAAAGGCGGCAATAGTTTCAAATGTATTTCCATACAAGCAGTATATTAAGCATTTAGAAAGCGGTTTAATCGCATCAAATGATAATTGGGCTAAATCTATCAACTACATATCAAAGAATAGAAACGCTGCTATTGAAATGGCTGAAAGTTTGAATGAATACATTACAAGAAACTACCGACTAAATAAAGAGAACAAAATAAGATTTGATACACTATGACAATATTAAACTGGATTGATTACGAAGATGGAAGCGGAAAAGAAATTAACTGATGCAGTCATTATCAAATTAATGCTATTTGAGAAAACCCAAGAACTAAGACTTGAACCTCACGAAGCTAAGGAGTTTCAAAAGTATGTTCAAGATAAGTTTCATTTTAGAGTTGATTTAAGTTGCAGTGATTGCATAGCTCGTAACGCTAACAAGGTTATAAAGTATTTAAAAGAAAATAGTTAAATTTGTAGAATGGATAAATCAAAAGAAATCCTGATTGATGAAATATCTAAACTTGACCCTACCTGGAGCAAAGAAGATATTAATGATGTAGTGAGCAAAGAACCAATATTTGATGCTGCTAATAATGCAATCAAACGACACGCTAAGGAAATGTTGAATGAGTTAGCAGAAAGCAATCCAAGTATTAAGAAAGCACTTGATGAAATACGTTAAAATCAAAGACATAAAACCAAACCTAAAAAACCCAAGAGTTTTAAAGGATGAAAAGTTTGAGAAGCTGAAGCGTTCTATTTCTGAATTTCCTGAAATGTTAGAACTTAGACCGATAGTGGTGGATGCTGATATGATGGTACTTGGTGGCAATATGAGATTAAGAGCCTTGCAAGATTTAGGAGTGCAAGAAGTCCCAGTATTGATTGCATCTGAATTAACAGAAGAACAAGAACGACAATTTATCATTAAGGATAATGTCGGCTTTGGTGAATGGGATTGGGATATTTTAGGAAATGAATGGAATAGCCAAGAGCTGAAGGAGTGGGGGCTTGACGTATGGCAACCAGAAGTGGAAACAGAATTAGAAGCCGAAGAAGATAACTACGAAATACCAAACGAAATAAAGACGGACATAGTATTAGGAGACTTATTCGAAATAGGAGAACATCGTTTACTTTGTGGGGATAGTACAGATAGCGACCAAGTGGCAAAGTTGATGAATGGGGAGAAAGCTGATATAAGTTTTACAAGTCCGCCGTATAATACAAAAGAAAATGCAAAATTAAGTCCACACCAAACTAATGGAACAAAATATAATTCTTATTCTGATGACCTAGAAGATGATGAGTACTTAAAGCTACTAACGGATTTTACAAATAATACGCTTTTATTTTCAGAATACAGTTTTGTAAATATTCAAAGTTTGTCAGGTAATAAAACCGTATTGATTGATTATTTGTATAATCTAAAAAATATTTATGCGGATACTTTAATTTGGAACAAACAAAATGCACAACCAGCAATGGCAAACAATGTATTAAATTCACAATTTGAGTACGTACACGTTTTTAGTCATAAAGCAAATAGAGCAATAGGCACAAAAGAATTCAGAGGTACAATAAGCAATGTTGTTGATATAAGTAAACAAACAGCAAATAAAGTGAAAGAACATAATGCGACTTTTCCAATAAACTTTGCGTCATTTTTCATATCAAACTTTTGCGTAAAATCAGTTGTTGATTTATTTTGCGGTAGCGGGACAACAATGGTAGCATCGCACCAACTTAAACGCAAGTGCTACGGAATGGAATTAGACCCAAAGTATTGCCAAGTAATAATTGACAGAATGCACAAACTTGATGAAACGTTGGAAATAAAAATAAATGGCAAGCCTTACATTAAACAATAATGAATAAACAAAATGTAACATTAAAAAAGGCAATGATTGAAGCGTTAGAGCAATCGCTTGGTATTGTTACAACTGCTTGTAAAAAAGTAGGGATAAATAGAAAGACTCATTACGATTGGTTAAAGAATGATGAGGACTATGCATCAGCCGTTTTATCAATAGAAGATATGACAATAGACTTTGCCGAGAGCCAACTCCACAAACAAATCAAAGAAGGTAATTCAACCAGCACTATATTTTTTTTAAAGACCAAAGCAAAAAAACGTGGATACATAGAACGGCACGAGGTAACTGGTTTAGATGGTGGTGACTTAAACCTCAAAATAGAAATTATCAAAGGTGAGTGAAATTACAAACCTCCGTCATATTTGAACACTTAGAAGAAAGTGACAAACGCTTTATAGTTGAGCAGGGCGGCACAAGGTCGGCAAAGACATACAACATATTAATCTGGTTAATTGTTACAGCTTTAAGACGTAAAGGATTAACATTTTCAATAGTCCGTAAATCGTTCCCATCACTCCGTACATCAGTAATGCGTGACTTCTTCGAGATACTCAATAATATGGGTATGTATTCAGAGAAGAACCACAACAAGACTGAAAGTACGTACAAGCTAAACGGCTGCTTATTTGAGTTCATATCCATTGACACACCGCAAAAGATTAGAGGTCGTAAAAGAAACATTTGTTTTATCAACGAGGCAAACGAACTAACAAAGGAAGATTACTTTCAGCTCAACATAAGAACAACGGAACGGTTAATTTGTGACTTTAACCCAAGTGAAGACTTTTGGATTTATGATGAAGTGGTAAGCCGTGATGATTGCGATTACTTTGTCACCACGTACAAGGATAACCCTTTTTTAGATGCAAGTACGATTAACGAGATTGAGCGATTAAAAGAAGTTGATGAATACTATTGGCAGGTTTACGGATTAGGGCAAAAGGCAATAATACGTGGCGTTGTTTTCAGTAATTGGGAAGTCAAAGCATTTGACCCGAATGAAATTGAATTGAAGGGCTACGGAATGGACTTTGGATTTACAAATGACCCTACTACATTAATTGAAGTTAGAATGATGAACGGTGAATTGTGGGTGCGTGAGTTAATCTGGAGAACTGGAATGACTAACCAAGACATTGCAGAACGAATAAAGGAACTTGAATTGCAAGGTGAGATTGTCGCTGATAGTGCAGAGCCAAAGAGCATTGAGGAGCTATCAAGGGGTGGCGTATTGGTGCGAGGTGCAACCAAAGGTCAAGATAGTATAAGAGCAGGAATAGACTTGCTTAGAAGGTATAAAATCAATATACATCCAAGTTCAGAAAACTTAATCAAAGAGTTTAAGAATTATAAATACAAGCAAGACAAAGACGGCAATTATTCAAATGAACCAGTAGACAGATTTAATCACGGGATTGACGGGTTACGTTATTTCATTTTCACTAATATGAATGGTTCAGGTTACGGTGACTATCAATTTATCTAAAATGGTACATTTATATGAATGACCATAATAGACAAATTAACAATAGGCAAATATCAAACGATTGCCAACATTGAAGATGACAATGAAGTCACCAAAGGATTAAAGATAATTTCTACCATTGAGGGCTTACAGATTGACGAAGTAAGAAAATGGGATATTGTAGATTTCAAAAAGTATTTGAATGATTACGCTGCTATTGACTTTAGCAAATTTGAAAAGAAAAGACCAAAGGTTCTGATTATTGGAGGTGTAAGATGTAAGCTAATTGCAGACCCTTCCAAGATGTCAAGCGGTCAATTTATAGATGTATGCGAAGCAATGAAAGGCGAAGGCAATCCAGTTAATTACATTCACAAGGTTATTGCTATAATGGCAAAGCCAAAACCTACATTTGCGGATAAGGTATTGAATAAAGTATTTAGAGGGCAAATTAAAGACGATGTGTTTGCACGTGCTGAACAAGTTCAGGAACTACCACTCAAAGAAGTTTGGGGCGTGTTCATTTTTTTTTTGAATTTATACTGGAGGTACTTAAAAATTACAGAGGATTATTTGGAAGCGGAGATGAACAAGACGGTGAAGCAAGTGAACAATCTTTTGAGTCGAAATGGAGCTGGTTCATAATTTTAGAAATGGTTGCTGAAACTTTAAAAATATCAGTTGAGCAAGTCCAAGAGATTGGAGTGATTGAGTTTCTGAATTGGTGGGCTTACAACAAAGAGAAGCAAGATGACCTAAGAATTAAAATGAATGGAACGGGTAACTGACACAATGAAACAAAGGGCGGCAGGTGATGAAACAAGAGTGTACTTCTTTTATGTAGACTTTGCAAAGTTGGTTAATAATTCAATGCAGCAGTTAATAGACGAATTAAATAAAAATGAATGAAGAAATATACGAAAATTTAACGGGCTTTTGGCAAAAGGTGATTGATGACTTGGTTAAGTCTTTTAAAGAAAAATATCAACCGTTTTCGAGGTCGGTAACTCAGCAGTTAATCGGTGATGGGTATAATGCAATCCCAGTGAAAGTACAATCAGAAGGTTTTGAAATCACTATTTATATGCCGAATTATTATATTTTTATGGACGAGGGCGTAAGCGGTGCTGTAAATAACA